GAGAGCGATCCGGACAAGGAGCATCTGCTCAAGAGCAAGATCAAGCCTGGCGCTTCGTCGGAATCGAAGAAGCCCACCGGCGTGAAGTCGGAAGCTCCGCAAGACGGTATCTCCAAGATTGCTGGTGGACTCAAAGCGCTGAAAATTGCTTGAAAAAGTGATGGCATAAAAATAAGTCACCGATGACTTGACAAAAGTGGACTTTTCAGATACAGTCCTTCCTCATCGGTGACTTAGAGCGACTTGAGTGCCGGAATAGTGATTGATTCCATTGAAAGGATAAGAAATGCCTCTTCTGCGTACTGAAGCCGAGCATCTGAGTAATAACCAACTCGTTGCTGGCGTGATTGACCAGATCATCGAGCGCGATGACCTGTTCTCCGTTCTGCCCTTCGTTGGCGTGAACGGCAAAGCCTATGTCTACAACCGCGAGAACACGCTGGGTTCTGCCGACTGGCTCGACCCCAACGACCCTGTGAACGAGAGCGCTGCTACGTTCACCGAAGTCGTGTCGAAGCTGCGCATCCTCGCTGGTGACGTGGACATCGACAAGTTCCTGCAAACCACGATGGGTGACACCAACGACCAGATGGCAATCCAGATTGCCAAGAAGGCCAAGGCTGTTGCTCGTGCGTTCCACCAGACTCTGGCTACCGGCAACTCCGGCACCAACGCCAAGCAGTTCGACGGCCTGCCGACCCTGGCTGCTGCCGCTGGCGCTTCGCAAGTGGTGGACGCTGGTGCCAACGGCAACGCTCTGACCCTGAGCATGCTGGACCAACTGTGCGACGCTGTGCCGAACGGCGCTGACGTGATCGTGATGCGTCGTGGCACCATCCGTGCGTTCCGTGGCCTCCTGCGCGCTACTTACGGCACCGACGCCGTGATGCAGCAGCTTGAGAACTTCGGCCGCCCGATGCTGACCCACAACGGCATCCCCGTCATCATGAACGAGTTCCTGGACGGCGGCGAAACCAAGGGCAGCAACGCCAACACCTGCTCGGTCTACGCTCTGCGTATGAACGAACTGGACGGCCTGCATGGTCTGTACGGCGGCCCTGACGCCGGCATCGTGGTCGAGAACATCGGCACCGTGCAAAACAAGGACGCTACCCGCATCCGTCTGAAGTGGTACACCGGCCTCGCGCTCAAGTCCACTCGTTCGATTGCTCGTCTGCAAGGCGTTACCAACGTCTAAGTTGCAGATCAGTCAGTAGTGACGTAGAATAAGGCGAGTCCAAAAGGCTCGCCTTTTTCATTGGAAGGAACAAAAATGCAATTGAAGATCACCCAAGAGGGCTTCGAGAACTTCACCGGCTTCATCGGCAATGTCGAGTTCGAAGACGGCGTTTCTGTCGATCATGTCGGCAAGCTCGAAGCTGAAACGCTGGCTGGCCTGTATTCCGTCGAAGAGTACGCGCCTGTCAAAGCAGAAGAAAAGTCTGAGCCTGTCGAAGAGCCGCCGCTGCCCACCGCCGGCAACGACGAAGCCAAAGACGAGACTGAAGCCGCCGGCAAGGAGCAGCCGCAAGAAGCCGCTGAATAAGGAGGCTTCATGAAACTGCGACTCACACAAGCGGGCTTCGAGACATACACCGGCCAGATGGGCGTGGTGATGTTCAAGGACGGCCTGTCGGAAACTGACGTTCTGCCGATCGACGCGATTCGTATCTCCGCTGCCATCGGCGCTGAGTGGGAAGACGGTTCGGCCGCAAACGTCGGCGAAATGTACCTGAACCAGATGCACGTTCCTGCCTTTGTTGGCAGCGACGACATCAACAACATGAGCATGCCTGTCGAGGGCGACGACGAACCTCCGAAGCCTCAGAAGCCAGAGGAGAAGCCTGCCGAAGAGCCGGCGGGTGACGCGCCCAAGTACACCTACGACGAACTGTCGGCGATCGCGGACAAGGAAGGCATTGCCGGTCTGCGCAAGCTGGGTGACACCGTGGGCGTCAAAGGCAAGTCGATCGTCGAGATCATTGACGGCATCCTGGCAAAGCAGGGTACGCCCCGCATCGGAGATCAGTGATGACGACGGCGGTCTATCTCGGCGGAACCGATGTCTCGGTCGTCATTCCATTCGTTGACCAGGCTGGCAATCAGCTTACGGTCACGAGCGCCAAGTATCGCGTCACGAACCAGGCTGGCAGCGAACTGATCGGCCCGACGAACGTGAGCGTGGCAACTGACGCCACATCGGTGACGTTGCAGATTCCGGCCGCCGTGAACACGGTCGCTGTCGGCGCAACCAGGGAGATTCGCAACGTCGAACTCTATTGCGTTGCCGGCGGCAACACCATCATTCTGAGCCAGGCTTACGCGCTGACCTCGACCTCGCCTCTGCAAACGGGCCTGAACTCGTTCCAGACCTACTCGGAGGCATTGCTGACGGCGCTGGACATTCCCGCGCTTGAGGCGTGGGACTCGGCAAGCGAGGAGCAGCGGATTGCGGCGTTGATTGATGCGCGTGAGCGCATCGTCCAGTTGAACTTCAATCTGCTGAACTCCAACGTGAACTTCGGGCAGGACTCGCTCCAGTACGTGCCTGAAGGTCAATTCCAGTCCTCCTACGTGGCTCGCAACAGCCTGTTCATCTTCAACGGCAACCTGGCCATTCTGACGCCGGCGCAGTTCAACACACTGCCGGAGCGCTTCAAGAGTGCGCTTCGCAAGGCGCAGGTGGCGGAAGCTGATCGAATTCTGGGCGGCGATCCATACGACGAGAAGCGACAGTCGGGTCTGGTGATGGAGCAGGTGGGCGAAAGCCGCCAGATGTTCCGCACCGGCAAGGCTCTGCAACTGCCTGTCTGTCGCCGCGCACTTGGCTACCTGAGCTACTACGTCACGTTCAACAAGCGGATCGGACGCTCGGGATGATCTACGAGGACTTCGCGCAACGGTTCAAGAGGGAATACGAGGTATTCCTTTTTGCGCTTGCCGGCCGGTATCTGCTGGCGATTGCGCCTGGCGCGCAAGTCTCCCCGCGCATGATCAATGACTTCAAGAGCGAAGCTGCCGCGCTGCGAGAGACGTTCTTGCAGAGCGCCATGCAAACAGTTACCACCTACCTCGACCAGATTGATGCTGGCCGCGTCACAGACCTGTCTGTCGCGTTCGGCAACGAGTTGAATCACGCAACCATGCAGAACATTCAGCAGATGGTTGCGGCGATGAAGGGCGTTTCGCAAGTCGCCACCAAGAGCGTCAAGGATGCCCACGGCGGGATGGGGTTGCTGCTTCAGAAGAAGCTGGAGTCGCCGGCGTTCGTGCTGAAGACGCCTGCCGGCCGGCGCTTCAATGCGACCGATCTTGTGGGCAGCATGGCTCGTGAGTTCGCGTACCGTCAGTGGCTTCACACCACAATCGAGCAGATTGCCGACAGCGGCGATCTAGCGGAGGCGTACTACGACAATCCCGATCACGCTTACAACGGCGCGATCTTCTCGATCTCCGGCGAAAGCGACAAGCACCAGTCGTGGGCTTGGGCCGAGCGCGTGATCTTCCACTACAACGCAACCGCGAAAGTGAGGGCGCATGTTCAAGCCTAATCTGGATTGCGTGATCCATGTGGCAAATGGTGAGACTGATCTGTACGGTCAGCCGCTTCCAGCCAAGCGAGTGCGTGAGCGCTGCGCCGTGGTCAAGCTCATTCTTGAAAACGTCAAGTCTGCCGTTCGGGCGGATACGTCTGCCTCTCGCGGCTCCGCACGGGAACTGCATGCCGACTCGATCATCCTGCTGACCAAGAACACTGTGGCTGACATCGACGACATCCTGGATGTGGCGGGTCAGTCGCTGAAGATCAAAGCCAAATTCCCTCGCTTCGACGTGCAGGGGAACCTCGACCACTTCGAGATTCAGGCATCCATCTGGAGTTGATATGGAACTCGAACCTATTGCGTTGAAGCTCGAACAGGCCGGCTTGGGCGTTCGCGCAAAGTCGATCTTCGTTCATGCAATGCCGGTTGAGTGCAAGAAGGGCATCCTTCTGCGCAGTCCGCTGCAAGGCACGCTGATCGACCACGAACTGCCTGGCTACTACAAGGCCGAGTTCTCTGTCATCTGCCGCTCGCACAGCCATTCCGAAGCGGTTGCGATGGCCAACCAGGCAACGCAGGCGCTGAAGGGGTACAACGTGACCATCGGCCCAATTGAGGCAAAGCACCTGCTGCCCAATCATCTGCCAGTGGTCTTCCCCGTCTCGGAGGGCAACTTCGTCGAGGCGCTGGTGAAGTTCGACATTTGCTTCTGCCAATGACCGTAACCGTCACCGGCATCGACGAGTTGCGCTATCTGCTGGAGCAGGGCGGGCAGAAGGCTGTTCGCGGCGTCATCAACCAGATGCGCAAGGAAAGCGAAGCGATTCAGAAGCTCGCGCAAGAAATGGCACCAATCGACCACGGCAACCTTGAGGAAGCGATCAAGGTGCGCGAGGTCGGCGGGCGCAACAGCATGGGCCGGTTCCAGAAGAAGACCATTGAGGTCTACGTGGACGGCGACATGGAGGTGCCGGAACGTCCAGGGAAGCATATTTCTGACTATGCTTGGGAAATTCACCAGCACCTGACCCCTTACGGGTTCATGAAGCTGGGCAAGCATTCGCAAGCCAAGCAAGAGGCGTCGAAAGAAGTAGTTGGGGGTGGCTTCTTGGAACGAGCAGTTCAGAAAGTCAGCGAGCGAATGATGGGACGTTTGATTGATGTCGCACGTTCGCTCCTGTAATACTGGACTTTTCAATCATTTTATGGTATATTCCCGCCCACGCGAGTGAGTCATGCCTGACTTACGAAAACCCCTTTGCAAAGGAGCTTTGAATGGCATCTAGTACAAAAAACGTGAAACTTGGCGTCTGCCAGGTTTTCTTTGATGGCGTTGACCTGGGCTACACCCAGGGCGGCGTCGAAGTGCAGGTGAAAACCGACACCCACAAGGTCAACGTCGATCAGTTCGGCAAGACCACGATCAATGAGTACATCATGGGTCGTGACGTGATGGCGAAGGTTCCCCTGGCTGAAACCACGCTGGAAAACATGGTTGCGATCATGCCTGGCGCTACGCTGACCACTGTCGGCGGTGCTGTTGCCACTGGCTCGATCACGATCGCCACGAACCCGTCGTCCAACGACACCATCGTGGTGAACGGCAAGACGATCACCTTCAAGACCCAAGCCACTGTTGACGGCGAAGTGACCCTCGGCGCTAACGCTGCCGGCACCGCCGCCGCTCTCGCCGCCGCTCTGAATGCCTCGAACGATCCGGCCGTCGCCGCCGCCACCTACGCCGCATCCGGCGCTGTGGTGTCTGTGACCTTCGGTTCGGCTCTGGTGTCCGGCACTGCTGGCATGAAGGGCGTCGAAGGCAACGGCTTCACCCTGGGTGCCGGCACCGCTGGCAGCAAGGTCACTCTGTCGGGCGCTACCCTGTCCGGCGGCGTGGAGCCGTCCAGCAAGTTCGTGACCGTGACCAACGGCGTCGGCACCGACCTGTTGCAAATCGCCCGCGAACTGCGCCTGCATCCGGTGGGCAAGGCCGCTGATGACAAGTCGGAAGACTTCTTCATCCCGCTGGCCGCGACCTCTGGCGCTCTTCAGTTTGCTTACAAGCTGGAGAATGAGCGCATCTACAACGTGGAGTTCAACGGCTACCCCGACTCCGCACATGGCGGTCGTCTGTTCGCAGTCGGCGGTTATTGATCGGATCAAAGTCTGTCACAACTGACTGACTTTGTGTAAAATGAAGCCTCGCCTCGTGCGGGGCTTTTTCTTTTGGAACAAGGAGTAATGATGACCAAACTGCTGAACCTGAATGAACTGAGTGGCAAGGAGAAACGCGAAGTTCAGATCGGAGCCAATACGTATTCGATCAAGGAAATGTCGGTGGAGGACTTCATCGAAACGACTCGGGTGGCCGAGGAGATGGAGAAAGAGACGAGCTACGCCAAGCAAATCTCTGCGACGGTTGCACTGATCAAGCGCGCCATTCCGGAGATCACGGAAGACACG